ACCTGTAGCAAAATAAAACAGGGATTCCGCAGCGGCTACGCCACCTCGGACGAAGCTGGCCGCACGCTGATCACGGATCCCAGCGGATGCCATGTTCGCTACCGCTGCGATCGCGGCGGGGGATCCCTTGGCAATCTGCTTCATATTGCCGGCGATCAACCCCATCGACTCGCCCACTACAGCGAGCCCGGTGGCAACGTCATCCTTCTCCGTCGTCGCCAGGGCTAGCGCTTCGGCGTTCATGTCCTGGGCTGCCTGGTAGGCTTCCTGCCGGTAGCGCTCCCGCTCCTGTAGCAGCTCACGCTCGGATTCGTTGTGTGCTTTGTTGAGGTCGATGAGCGTGCGGAGCCTGTACTCCTCGGCGTTGATCTCTCCGCTGTCTAGCTTGTGTTTCAGCTCAAGGGCTGCCATTGCACGATCGGCCCGCTTTCTGCCGGCGTCGTCATCGGCGGCGATCTGTGATTTTGCGAGCTGGGCGTGTAGCATGGCGAATTTATGGGACTGGGCGAGGCTCTTTCCGAGGGCGTCTTCGTCGATCTTTTCGAGGGCGGCTTTGTGTGCTCGTGCTCCAATTGCGAATGCCTTACCGAAAGTGGACACGTCCTCTGCAAACTCTTCCATGATAGCTAGCGATTCACGCCCCCATCGCCTCAGCTCGATCCCGCGTGCGTCATCGATCCCGCTCATCATATCGCCGTGCTGTCTGTTGATCTCCTCCATCCGATTATTACGGGCCATGGTGGCGGCGGCGTTCTTCTTCCCGGCGGTTGATTTCCTCTCTATCGATCTGTTATGGGCGGCGTCTGCTTTGTCTGCGGCGGCGTTCTGCAGAATCATCTCGGTCTCTATTTGGTTTTGGATGGCGCGGATCTGCTCCATGTTCCTCTGACCTTCAACCCTATGCTCCTGGTGCATCCGGCGCACAAAATTCCGCGTAACTTCCTGCATCCTCTTCAGCGACCGCTGTGATGCGTTGCCCTCCAGTTGGAACTCCTCCCTCATATTCTCCATTTCCGCCCTGGTCATCCCGCCCATTCTCCGAATCGCAATCTGGAGATTATGCCATTGGTCTCTAACTTCGCTGGACGGCTTTACCCCGATCTCCCTGATCATGTCGTGTACAATCTTGGATCCTTCCGCCATTTTCTGACCAAAGTCGAAATCCTCCAGGGCGCCCAAATTTCTCAACGTTGCGGTGGCCGATGCGTCCTGTGCTCTCCGGAGCCCGATGGTAGCTGTCGTGGCTGTCCCGGCGGCGGCGGCCATCTCCTGCATTGTGCTCACCAGATTAGCTGTCGCCGTGTCGAACTTGTGAGCGTCCATTGTCAACGAGTCGAAGTCCACCCGTGCAAACTTCCCCTCCAGGGCCTCGATCACCACCGCGAGCCGGGCATATACCAGCTCCTGGTTCGTCATCTGATCGACAGTCTGACCCATGGCGGCGGCGTGCTCTTTTGTCGCTTTCGTCAGGTCGATGTTGACGCCGAGCATCCGGAGCGATGCGGCCCTACCCGATAGCGTGGCGTTGATTAGCTTCTCCACGGTGGGCCGAATAGCCTCACCTGTGGCCAGGTGTTGGCCAACTGCGAGGTTGATGATCTCAGCTTGCTGGTCGGCGGCGGCGCCGAGAAGAGTCATCTTGTTGGACAGCTGCTGAATATCGGTGTCCGTCATGATCCCTTTAGAGACGCCCTGAAGGGCCTCCATGGTCTCCCCGGCGTTGTCCTGGATCTGATTAAATATCCGCGCAGCATTGGATGCTATCTCGCCTTCCTTCAGGTGATTTATCAAGCCGCGGTACATCCCGATCGCGGTCTGGAGACCCATGGTGAACAGGTTGACCTTTGACGACAGCTCCGTCCAGTTGGTGCCGATCCCCTTGATAGAGCCGGAGATCTCGGCGAATCCCTTGCTCTTGTTGACGGCCTCTTTTGTCCGCTTGCCCAGCTTCTCCATGTTCTTTTGAGCATTAGTCAGCACTGAGGTCAGCTTGTCCTGACCCTGGAGGGAAACAAGGAACTCAGCTCTACCGGCGGAGGCCATTACGTCACCTCCGATCGCTGGCTGCTTTTGACTTCTTCATCGATGGCGAGCAGGTAGTCTTCAATCCAGGCGGGGTAGGCATCTGGCCAGCCATGGAGCGGGGAGAGTTGGAGGGCCCTGTATAGCCTCACAGCGGCCACTAGATGCGGGTCGCGTAGATTGGCCGCCGGGCAGCGGCCCCAGCTCTTCCGGAGTATGTCCTGGCCCTCGTACTGGTAACCCGTGTCGGTGGCGCCCCACTCCTCGCAGCGGTGACCCCTGGGGCACTGGCCACAATCCAAGCCATACGGAACGCCGGAGATGGTGTCGCCATGTCTCCAGGCGTGGATTAATTGCTCACGTTTTTTTTTGGCCACCGCCGAGGGTGAGGTCATAGACAAAGCTTGAAAGGTCCGACACGAAATCGGGCGGGGCCTCTTCATCGATGACTCGGCGGATCTCGGCGGGGTCCTCTGTGGTCGTCCCATCGGCCCGGGCGATCTTGGTGCATGCGAGCCAGCACATCTCAACGGCGGCCACCGCCAGCCCAGGATCCGATCCAGCGTAGGCGCCGAGGGACAGTACCTCCCTGTTGTTGAGAGGGCGGACTGTGAACACATCGACGGATCCGGATTTTCTGACCTTGGCCCGATCGGCTTCAATGATCTTCGTGGTATCGGCGTCTTTCTTTGTGCGTCTGACATCTGGATCCCCCGTCCATATCACGTCCACGAATTGATCGATCCGGGTCAAAAGGAAAGCCATCATCCTCCTACAGGAACGCGATCCGGAAGTCGGAGTCCGCTGGGTCTGGGCTGGCTCCGCTGGTTGCAGTGTCGCCCGTGTAGCTGCCCGGGCTATATGTGACCTCCTGGGCAACGGCCGACTCCACCTCCGACAGCGCCCCGACTTCGTACATGACGGGTGCGGGCATTGACACGGCCATAATGTTCCCAGCTGTCCCGCCGATCTGGAAGAATATCGACGAGGGTGAGCTGTCCAGGGATGTCACAGGGGCCGCTGTCAGCAGCTCGGAGAACTTGGCCACGACCGACCGACCGGTACATAACATGCCGCCGACTCCATTGGTGGCCGAGTGGTCGAGCCGATTGGCGAGCGTCTGCTCGATCGTGATGCTCAGGTCATTGATCGCGGTGGCCGTGTCGCCTTTGCGGAATACCGTCGAGTTGTTCCCGATGGCCGTGGGCAAAGTCGGGAGCGTGTAGGACGTCTGACCCAGGGCGGCGGCGTCTCCCGTGTCGGTGGCGGTGATCCCGTTGACTACAAAGGTCGCGGTCATCATGGCCACGCCTCGCGGATTCAGCGTGATCTCAACTGTCTTGACATGACAGGAATCGAGAAGGATCCTGGAGCTGCTCTGGAGGCTTCTCCATTCGAGGGTAAAGAATTGCGGGGACAGCTCGTTATCCATAAAGATGGTCTTCGCACCATAGATATTCTGCAACGTCGCCACAGTCCCGCCGAGTGGATTCAGCAGCGTATAGGTATCTGGATCCGTGTCGGTGATGTTAGTCACGAACGCGGCCCGTACCTGTGTGGAACTGAAGCCTGATACCGTGGTGGATACTCCAACGGCCGCCCCTGCCGCGGTATTGTCGGAGAGGTCAGAATCAACGCCGGTCAGAACCTGGAGCGTCTTATTGTCTGACCCATTGGCGACGGAGCCGGCGGCTATGTATGAGTCGGCGTCGGTGTGGGCATTGCCAAGGATGGCCTTTAGGATCTGGGCCTCCGGGTGTGCGATGACGCCCGTCGTTGCCAGCGTCGGTGCACTGGTAACCGATGAGCTGAACCCGTGAATCGGAAAGGTGAGCGTGTACTCCTGGCCGTGTTGGCTTCCCTCGATCGGAGTCAGCTTATAGTGGCCCGATGTGATGGCGTTGCGCTCGAATACTTCGCGGGCCACCGGTGGCAGACTGGCCTCGCACTCCATCGGAGTGAAGCTCGCCTGTGCCGTTGTAGCCGTCCCGAATGTCGTCTGGTGGGCGATAGCGATCCGCCCGATATTAGATAGATTATAAGCCATGTGTTCCCCCCATCATGGATCTCGCCTGTCATAGATAACCAATACTTCCCAGCTAGTTAACCAGAATCCTCCGGGGTCCAGATTGTCCGCCCCGCCACGGATGTCGATGCTCCTGACTTGCGCCTCGGTGGATACCAGCTCGCGGAGAGCGTCGACGATCTTGTCTCCATCCGCCAGGCGTCTGTCTGTCGTTCCGGGTCCGTCCAGATAGATGGTGCTAATCTCAAAGCTGACCTCATACGGATCCGGGCCAGCTCCAACCGTGGCCATCAGATCCGCGGCTGGCGCCTGTGGACTAATGCGATCCACCCGGAACGCCCGATCCCGCCCGGGCGTCTCGAAATCATGAGAGCGGAACAAGTCCGTTGAGCTGGCCATGTGGTCCGGCGTTATCGCCTCGATCGCGTTGACCAAGGCATCGCGGACGGCGCCGCATCTCATAGGACAATCCGAGTGCTCACCGGGCCCACTTCGTCAATTGACGAGCTGTTGCTGTCATCGATGTCAATCCAGGTCATCGCATCGACGGCCCGGTTGACCTCTGTCGTTATGCGGCCATCGAGGGCGGCCAGCTGATCAAGGAGGTCCTCGTCGTTGCTGATCAACAGGTGGCGCTCATCAAGCAGGCACCATTGGAGAGCCACCCGCCCCGCTTCCCTGAGGGCGTCCGGATCTCCGACAAGATGTGGGTACCGCTTCGTCTCCATGAGTCGGGCTCTGACGCGATCGTTGGCCCGGTCGGCCACGTCCCGCCGATGCTCCGGGGTCATCTGGGAAGCGCTGCCGGGATGGATCCGGGCGACATAGGCGTACACATCCGAATGTGTTACCGGGGCCCGGAACGTGGTCCGCACCACATGATAAACAGAGCTGTACGATCTGACCTGGGCATCGTCCCGAGTCACCCGCCAGAGGATCCGGTGATTGGTCCCGCGTGTCGCGGTGGCCGCGGCGGGCAGTGTCCAGCTCACCCGGGCGCCTCTGAAGGCATCCCCGGCGGCGGGTGCGTTGACCATTCCAGGAGGGTCGAGCAGAGTGACCGTGGTCCCGTCTAGGGTCTCCACGGTCACCATCTCCGACTCACCCTCGGCATTGCTCAGGCGATAGCTGCGGCCCACAGCCACGCCAGAAGCACTGTTAATTATGAGGGTCTGATAAGTCGACCCGGAGGCACTGACAAGAGTCGTGCTCACCGAGTCGGCTGTCACAGATTCAGAAGACAGCTCCCCGCCCGTTGGGCTGTATGCAACAGCGGTGGCCGAAGAGATATACGAAGCATCGGTGTCTGGATATATCTCCACGGTTGTGGTCGTGCTGTCCTCTAAGACTTCCAGCATTGGCTAACTCACGAGCGATCCGTGTGCGCCTGTGATGGGTGCACGCCAGTATACTTTAGCCTCGAACAATACCGAGACAACCCAATTACGATTCGCAACATCTCGGCCGACGTTGATGCTCGGCGGAGTTGGGATCCAGATGTTGAGCGGGGTATTATCCATGTTTATCAAGTACCAATTATTTTCGTCGGTCAGGTACGCTGACTCGATCACCGTGAAGGGTCTCGCAAACATCGGGTTGATGTCTCCACCGGTGGCGCCTGATCCGGTGATGTCCGCCGTGCTTGTCTCGTGGAGCTGGGAATACATCGGAGAGCCGACAAGGCGCCGGGCCGTATCTCCCAGCTCTGGCGGAACAACGAGTGCCAAGGGGCCGCGGTCCATTTCGAGCGGCTCGCCACTCTGGCCTCTCCATTTGCGCATAGCCACTCTGGCAGAATTCAAGCTGGTTTGAGAGAGTGCGCTCGTTCCGAGATTCGATTGTGTGGCAGATGCAGACCCGTAGCCGTGTGTCGCGGAGAATACATACTTGGCCGCGGCAGAGTGCCCGGTGTTGACCTGGGTCGTAGCGAATCCATCTGGAAGGGCGGAGAACACGAGCGATTCAAACGTCCGCTTGACGCCACCGAGTAGCTTCTCAGCTCCTCTCAAGATGAGCCCAGGATCGCGGCTCTCTTCGATCTCTGTGAATAGGTACCGGGCACTATATGCTCCGGGCGTGATGGACGATACAGTCGCCCCGGCGCCGTGCGTCATAGTATCGATCGTAGTGGTGTCATGCGTCGGGATCTGGCCGACCGGGTAGTCGTTGTAGACTTGCTTGGCTCCGGCGTTTTCACTGGAGATCTCGGCGATCTGTTCGAATTGCGGGATCCAGTTCGCCAGGTCTTCCGCATAACGATTGATCGCTGTGGTGTACTTATCTGATACAGAATACGCACTAACTGTAATAGCCATGTAATTTATCCCCCGTTGTCAGCTATTATTCTTGCCTTCTCTCCGCCGCACTTGCCGCGGATAGTTCATCGAAGATTTCCTCTGGAATTCTCCAGATCTCAGCTTTAGGCATTCCAACATAAGTGGAGTGCCCGTCCGTTACTTTCTCATAACCCTTCGCCTCGAAGCTGTGGCGGCAGGCGTCCCGGGTCCGCTCAACGGCGTCCGCTGGTATGCAGCTGTATTTCCAACCGGTCTCGCCACCGATCAGCGTCCCCGCCATCTCGCCCCGGGCGTTTCCGATTCGTTGCCGGATCTCGGCGGCCCGCTTCTGGGCGGCGGCCACCGAGGCGGCTTTTGACTTGCGGGCCTTTTCGGCGGCGGCTGCTTTCTTCTCTTGTCTCTTATCACTCATTCAGACCTCTGATTATGCCGTCCCCCATCACGTCTCTCCATCGCTTGCGGCCCATCCCGTCAGACACGCCTGGTTTAGCCGACGGAGGGCCAGGCGAGCCCTTGAAAAGTTCGGGGTTATCCGTGCGAAATCGCGCCAATAACCGCTTCCCCTCTTCTGAAAACGGATCCGCCTGGTCCACCGTCGGTGCTAGCGTCTGATAGTCCCAGCGAATAAAGCCTTGGCTTTCCAGCCATTCTTTGCGGGCGGCCTCTGCCTGCTCCCGGCGCTTTGTAGACTCCGTTTCCCTGGCGCTCTCCGCCTCAACCCTGGCTTTCTGCTCTGTCCGTAGAAGATCCCGCAGCTCAGAAAGTTGAGCGGCTAGATCGTCGGCGGGCGGGTCTGCCGGCGCCGGGTCCGGGGCGGCCGGAATATCGGCCGTGGAGTTGGGGGTCCCGGGCTCAGCGACGGCTACCTTGAGCGTGATAGTAGGGCTGGACGGATCCGGGCTCGGTGGAGTGGCGGCAGCATCCGCAACCGCGGGTACCCTGGCAGGTGTCTCAGATAAATCCAAGTCGGGCCCACTGTTTTTCTCAACTGTATCTGCCATCACCACACCACCTCACCCAGATCAGACAATGCCGGGTCATGGTCGACGATCGCGGCCCGCCAGTCAAGTTATAGATCATCGAACTGTTAGAGCGATCGCCGGAGGCTGCTCAATAGACGGCGATCGCCACGGCGGGGAGCTGGCCGCGCTTGTTGGTTTCCTTCCATTCCGCGGCGCTCGATTCCCATGGCCAGAAAGCTCATCACAGCGGATCCCTCCGATGCCGATGGGGTCAGGATCATCATGGGCCGCCCACCGCCGGCGGCTTTGGTTTGCTGGACTAATCGCGGAGCCAGCTGGCCGCTGTAATCTGGGAGGATCTTGAAAACCCGTGTCATTCCGGAGACAGCTAGCGCCTTGAATTTGTTGGGGACGGATTTGACAAACTTCCCTTTCTTCTCGCCCTTCTCTTTGCGGTGGCGGCGGCGGACAATCTCCCCGGTCTCAAGCCGAGAGTACGGTGGAGACGAGCGCGCAAAATAAGCCATCGCCCCTTTGCCGCCACGGCTAGCACGGATGGAGACTGTGAGAGACTTCCACATCGCCCCTGATACGACTCCAGGGCCCAGGGTGCCGCCGTCAGGGCCGCGCTTTCGATCCCGTACACGATCCCGCATATGGAACGCCCACACGGCCGCCAGGCGGGCTACAGGATTCCACTGCTGGATCATCCGTGGCGTAAACTTGGATCCCCATCGGATGTCGACGGACAATCCCTGGCCGCCGGCGGGTCGAAACTTCTCAACGGTGACCGATGATTTATACGCCATTGGTCCGATCCTTGTACGGGTAAAGCTCCTCGCCAGGGCCTACGCTGGCGGCTCGTTGTGTGGCTGCATACTCCCCGAGATTCTCGCGGACAATGACCCGGGCCTCTTCGATGCTCACTCCCATACGGGCGGCCACGATCCGCGATGGGCTGGTGATACCCATCGAGGCGGAGAGCTGATCGGATTGCGCCTGGTGTAGGACGTCGGCTGGCATTTCTTGGCGCGCATAGCCCATCTGAACCTGTGGCGCCCGTATCGATCCTGTGCCGGCTCCGAAGTTCCACGAGAGCACCGATGCGGCCGTGGCAGCCATGTCATTCTCGGAGTCAATCAGAGCCTGATTCAGCTCGTCCTGATGGGCATCGCGATCGATCATCTCGATCCGCTTGGCCACAGCTGTGACGGCCCGGGTATAGTCCTGGGGTCTCAGTCCGTAGGTGACCCTGAGCATATCCCAGAATTTCGACGTCGAGCTGATGTAGTCCGACAGGTTAGTGGTCGGAGTCACGACGGAGAACGTAGACTCGGGATCCAACCCGATCACCGTATCGGGACCAAACTGCAACGACTCGGCCCGGCTCTGTGTGATGTTTCCCGATATGACGCGCTGGCCGTGGCTGGTAGCGCGTGCTGTAAATTCCCAGTCAGCGAGGGAAGTGGAGACGCTGATCTGGGCGTCGTGGAGGTCGACGGGTAGCGGGCTCCAGAATGATCCCGGGCTCTCCGGGTCACCGAGGCGGGCCACGAACAACGGCAGCCGGGAGAACGGAAGGCTCCCGTCTTCTGTGTAAACTCCGGTCGTCTTCTGTCCGACGTATACCGCGCTGTCTTGGGTGATCTTCATGATGCCATATCGAATCTGCCTGTGGGTCGATTCCAGGGCCACGCGGATCCGGACTTCCCGGGCACTCTGGATATTGGCCGAGTCTGTGGGGTCTGCATCGACCTCACAAAGATACGGCGGGTACAGCTCCAGAGCCCATCTGGACTGTCCGGCGATCGGTCGGAACAACCCGATCACCGTCCCTTGTGTGACGAGCAGCTCACTGAGCCGCTTCATCCGTGAATCGATCTTCAATCCCGCATAGACTCGGGAGAGCACGGAGGTCGATGCGTCTCCATTTAGGAAGCGGCGCGTAACTCCTCGACGATAATGCGGGCTCAGCTCACGGGCCAGGCTCCATACCAGAGGCACATCCCGAGGGAGGCGGGATGCATGGGAGCGAGGGAAGAGCTTTGGCATCACTTCATCCCGGATGGATCGGAAGTCCCGATTCAAAAACTCGTGGAGACGCTTGCTCACCTGGTACCAGTTCGGATCCCGCTGGACTAGTGTCGGATATATATCAAGGTTCATTGCTCCCCCATTTACACGCTGAATCCGCCGGGCATCCCGTGTCGCCCTTTGGCGAAGTATAACGCAGAGTCTACGCTGTGATCGTGCACGTTGTCTTTTAGTATCTCGTCGGTCAGTTCGTTGTTGACAATCCGGCGCCGGAGATTCTCCAGGCTCCGGATGATCCCCCGCTCGCTCTCACATCTTACCAGGTGATCCGCGATGGCGAGCTTTGGCGGATTCAGCTTGTCTACCTGGAGATCCTCACCCATGGGATCCAGGAGGGCCCGGAATGTCTCCACCCCATTCCATTGCGATTGTTGTCCGCGTGTGTGCATCCATGTCACCTGGGCCGATGGAAACTCCGTCATCAGCCATCGATTCTGCCGAGGGTCGGCCCTGTCAACGTAGCACGCTTGAGGCTCTCTTCCCAGATCCCGGGCCAGATTACGTATCATTGTCCGCTGCCGATCTACCGGAGTATCGTCAGGGTGCAGCTCTTTGAAGCACACGTCAACGTCTCCGGTCGGGGTCTTTATACGGGCCCAGCACAGGAAGCTGGCGTGAGAGTATCCCCAGTCGCACGAGAGCCACCATTGCGTCCCGGGCTGGTGTCGGTATCTGATGAGATGGCCGATCGGATGCTGCTCTTTGCGAAACTCCGGGAACACGACATCGGCAGACCTGAGTAGGCTACATTCGATTTCCGCACGGAAGGCGCGGCGGGACATATTCTGGCGGCAGTCTTTAATGAATTGCGGGCTGAGATAAGGGTTATCCGTGGATCGACTCACGACCATATGATGGAGCCCGGCGTCTGGATCGTTTCTCAGATTGTCGAGAAATAGGCGCGGCACGCCACGGTAGCCCTTTGGCGTGGTACTCGCCCATTTTCTGGCCGTACCGATCCGGACACGACCGCCGATCAGTCCCCACACTGACGCCGGGTCGGGGACTTGCTCGATCTCGTCGACATAGGCCGCGCACAGCTCCAGCCCACGGAGGCGATCGACGTCTTTGGAGTAGGACAGAAACCACAGCTCCGCACCGCCGCGTAGCTCCATGATGAAGTCGCTCCGGTGGAATCTCCGAAGCAGGCTCCACCCGTGGATACGTTCCCAGTGATTGAGCATATCGAGCACTCGGGCCACGTGGATCCGTTTCGATTGTCGGAACGTTGGGGCAAAGATGCCAACGGGCAGACCGCGATTAATCCCGCTCGGGTCCAGGGCCTCCGTCAGGCATGCCAGGAGACCTACGGCCGTCTTACCGCTGCCGATGCCTCCCAGGAAGAGCCGCGATGGGTGAGGGGCGTTCATGAATCGGGCTTGAGCCTGGGTGAGCGGGCCGAGGCCCACGGATTCCATGAGGGTTGGGACTGTCAAAATCCCTCGACTTCCGGGAGGTCCGATTCCTCTGGGATCTCGTCGACGGTCACCAGCTCCAGGGCCACGGCATCGGGTATCGAGGGTGAGCCCGTGTCGAGGCGATCAGCGATGCGGCGGAGCATATCGAACCACTTCGTCAGCGTGGTAACTTTGGTCCGGTCGGGGATGTCCATGCCGTCGATCTTGACCAGCTGGGAGAATATGTAGCCGGACAGAAACGGGAGATTGTTGGATCTGATTCCCAGGTCGAAGGCCTTCTTCTCTTCGGCGGTGGCGTGTTTCAGGAGGATCTTCTTTAGCTTCTTTTGTTCTTTGGACAGGTCCGATCCGAGGTCTTTCGATTTCCTTCTGGCCCGGATCCCTTGCGTTTCGGTACGTGCTTTTGTCGCGGGTCCGCTGGGG